GTAATAGGCGCAGTCAAAGCATTGACCTCTACGCTGGTTGTTTGTCCGTTCCCATATGTCATAAAATATCTGACGTGTGTATATTGATTTGTTACAGGTGCTGCGCCAGACATAGCGTTGTAAGACACATGCCCTGAGTCTGTTGTGCTTGCTGTCAACTCTAACCTACCTTCTCGCCTTAGACCTGCACTCAGAAACTTTCCGTCTTGCGTTCCGTCGTTTGCGTACACGTAGTCCTGCACCCCGTTATACGAAGTAGTTGTGTACCTGTCCGAAAACGCTCCTCGTATTCCGTAGAAATCTTGGTCATCTGCTGATACAAATGTTTGCGTGACATTACCGTCAGCAGTAGCACTCGACTCGTAACCTACCTCCAACTTAAACCTGTGTGCGCTGTTGCCTATGTTGCTGGCAACAACTGTTCCCACATTAAGAATAGGCTTGGCAACCTCTATGTACGACTGCAACACCTTTGAAATGTCTACTGCCCCGCACCCTGCGTTGTTTGGGAACTTGCGAATAAGAGGGGCTACAGTTGCTACTCCTGAAACGCTGTAGGCAGTAATCCGAAACAGGTATCGAAAGTTAAATGTGTCATCATAATCTGACCCCGTTAGTTGAGTCAAGACATAGACGGGATTGTACACGCCTACTACTCCGTCAGGTTTTTGTATCGCTGTGAAACTCATTACAGAAGTTTGAAATTCATAACCAAGTTTGCCTCTTGGTCATCAAGGATTTTTTGATAGTAGTCACTAATGTCTTCGCTAAAAGCATCTTCCAATTTGCCCTTGTATCTTTTGTACAGCATCTCTAAGGAAGGTCCAAGAAAGTTCGTAGGCGCAAGTCCATGCAGAAAAACCTTGCGGCTAATCATGCGGGCCATGCTATCGTAACTCATAAACCGTCCTGACTTTAGGTCACGCCACTGATTGACGGGCTTATCTAAAATCCACTGCCTTATGCTCGGCCTTAACACTCCTGCTGGACCTGTGCCTGAGCCAAACTTAAAAGGGCTGTTCGGTGCTTTGCTGTCGTCTATTGACCCTCGCACGCCCTTCTCTACAAACATGGCATAGGGAGCAGAACGAAACGGGTAATCTAAAATGATGTCACCCTCTGCATCTACAAGTACCTCGTGCCTTGTGTCCGCACTTAGGTTGCCAGTGGCATTCTTGTTTTTCTCCGCAAGGACAGCACGCGCCTTTGCTGTTACAGCCTTCCCGTAGTTGTCCAGCACCTTCTGCACAGTTGGCAGTGGTACTTTTTCCTTGCCCCCTATGGCATTCTTTATCGTTAGCGCAATAGCCATTAGTTGTACAAGGCATCACAAAGGTCAACAGCATTTGGCACACGAAGCACGAATTGACAAGACCAGCCAGTAAGTAGGTTGTCAAATCTGCTGCTATAGGGCTGCGTAGAAATCGGCATCTCAAATGCCCATCTGTCATCTGTTACATTGTTGTTTGCTGTACTCATGGCCAGTTCAAACATCGCAATTACGTCAGACAGGATAAGCATGGTCTCAGCATATACGTCTGTCAACGTCTCTGTTTGCGCCTCGATAACAAGGTCTCCAATAATAATGTCGTAGGTAAACTCAGTTACCCCACCGTCAATGCTTGCGGTTGTACACTCTGCATAGAGAAATGGGTACTGGTCAACCGTTAGCTTGTCAATGTCAATCTCTTTGACGTTGTGCGTGTAGAAGGTCTGTAGGGTCTGGTGCTGGTTGACAATGTTGCGGAATGCCGCGTCGATGTCTTTAAGTGTCTGCATTTAATGATACGCTCTGAGATAGTGAAACATCTAATTCGTAGGCAAGGAACGTTAGTGCCTCAGTTATCAATATACGAGTAACAGAATCGATGCGCAGCACGTCCCCATGTGCCATGTTATAGATTATTTGGTACCAACCCCATTTGCTTGCCACGGCATCACTTGTACCCTCCCCTCCTCCTGTAAAGACCGCTGCGTATCTCTCGCCAATCTCAGACCGATATTGTAAAAAAAAACCATTGCCCCTACTGCTACGTCCATAGGGCATTGTAGCATCTTGACCCCTTGCCCCTCTGTTCCTTCGTATGGTTCTATCTCGTACAAGTGTTTGCTGCTCTTGACTACGGGTCGATATAGAATAGCCAACACCTCCTCCAAATTGTCAAAGACCCCCTCACCTGTCCAGTGTTCGAGGTCTACAAACTCCCCTACTGTTAGCTTAGTGAAGTTGGGAATGAACCCATATTCGATGCCTGCCATTGTGAACCTGTCAATCAAAGCGTGTTCTCCTCTGTCTGGTGTCTCCATTACCCATGACAGGCAACTCATAATCTTGTCAAAAGATTCTTTCTCCATGACCCCTACCTGTTCACGGGTTAGCCCCGCAAGCACAAAGAGAATAGCGTACATCTTCTCGGTCTCTGTCTCTGCTACATCCATGCCAGCCTGCAAGCGTTTGAACTGCTCAACTGTGATGTCTTTGTAACTGTCTGGAATGCTGATTTTCAGTTTCATGATAGGTAGTAGTTGCCTTGTTTCTTGCTCAGTTTGTTGAGACAAACATAGCGCACAGCGTCCACCGCGTGGTNNGTAGTGTGGTTATACATATCGATCGGTACGTTTAGTACATTACCGTTCTTATCCTCTTTCCATTTGTAGTTCCTAAACTCTTTGTGGGTGTTGACGCTTTCTGCCTGCACAAACAACTTGCGTCTACGCATAATGTCAATACCCTGCCTTATGCTGTCTGGCCCTTTCTTAGCAGGCTTGACGTTAAACCCCTCTCTCCTTAACTCCTCGATGCTCTTTGGCTCTGCCGAGTCTGCTATAATTTCCATGTGCCTTGGGATGCCTAGGTCACGCATGTACACCGCAATGTCTTGGTTTGTTAGCCCTGTCTCGTAAAGCATCTCCTCTATGTAGATGTCCCCTGCATTGTCGCCTAAAAGGTACACGGCCATGAGCGTTGTTGGGTCTGTGGCATATCCCCAGTCCAGTCCGTAGGCCAACAACTTTGCCTGCTCTGGTCTTTGCTTGTAGTTGTGTGTCACAAAGATTGTCTCTCTGCTAATCCCTTTAAGACCCAAGCCAAACACCCTCCAGTAGTTTTCGTCTGTTTCCTTTAGCCTTTCAATCTCGGCTATTGTCTCTGCGTTTAGGAATGGGTTGTCCTTGTATGTGCTGCGAAAGAAACTGGCATCGCTGCGTGGAATCAATTCATCGTAGATAAAACTGTACTCCATAGACGGGTTGAAGTCGCACACGAATTTGTGGGTTGTACGCATAAGCAACTGGTAAACCTCATCACGGGTCAATTCGTTTATCTCATTGACGTAGCACAAATTTCTCTTACGGCCTCTAATTCGGTCAGGGCTGTCTACCGAGATAAACTCAATCATGTTGCCGAACAGATTGTAGGTCTGCTCAGTTTTGTTGTGGTGCTTCTCTGTATACCAGCCTTGCGTTGTAAGTATCTGGATGAAGTCACGAAGGACCGAACCACGTAGGGATGGAAACGTCTTGCGCACAATGCTAATAACCCAACCGCTGTTAGGATTGCTCGCACACCACTCTGCGATGACCTGTAAGCAACTAAAAGTCTTGCCCGACCTACTACCCCCTTGGTGAATAGATAGTCGATTCTTGCACCCTTTAAGGTCGTAGTATGTTTTTGGTTGACTCATCCCAAATGGGTAGCAGTTTGTCTACATGCTCAGGTAGTCNNCTTTAAGGTCGTAGTAAGTTTTTGGCTGCCTCAATCCTGCTTGCCCAATTCTGTTTCTTTCTGGTCTGTGCGTTCCAGCACTTCGTCAAACCAACTTGGTTCTGTAGGCTGGATGTCCATACTGACTGCCAACTCCTGTTGCTTGGGCATGAAGTAAGGGAACAGTCCAGACAAAGCCTTTAGGTATTTGTCCGCACTCTCTTGTCGCAAGCCATCCAAAGAGTCTTGTATGTGGCCTACCTCTCCCTCCATGATTTGAATAAACAGGGCGCGTGCCTCAGCCGTCACCTTGTCCCCTGCTCCCTTGGGTCTACCCTTAGGGTTTCCGCTTTGTCCTTTCTTGAATGGCATCACACGTAGTTGTCGTACACGTCAGACATGTCAGTGAATTGCAAAATGCTTGCGTCAAACTTGGCTCCCTCAATTTTAGTCCACTTATACCCGCCCCCCTCTTCGTAGTGTGAAGGGTG